AGCCAGTCGTGAACTGCTTGATCGACTGAGACATGTTGATCTCGTCGAAGCCCAGCACGCCCGTGCCCATCATGCCGTTCTTGAACTGCTTGCTGATGGTGTCGGTCGGGTTGAACAAGCCCTTCATGCCTTCCACCAGCCCGGCGTTGGCCGCAGGGTTGACGGTGGCGTAGCGAGGCGACATCACCGCAGCGTTCTCGTTGAGCTTCTGCTGGGCTTGCAGCAGAACCAGCGAGGTGGCCGGCGTGGTGCCTGGCGTACCAACGGAGTTGCCGATGGTCTTGAAGGCGTTAGCCACGTCAGCGTCGATGCTGGAAGCAAGCTGGCTGATACGAGGCTTCAGCACACGATCCGCGAAGTCGTCCAACTGCATCGTCAGTTCAGCGGACGTGAAGTTCACGCCGATGTGCTTTTGCGAGGAGACGGTCAGGGTCGTGAACTGCTCGTTGTCGTCCTGCACTTGCAGAGCGGCGCCGTCAGTCACCAGAGCGCGGTCCGGCAGGCGGATGCGCAGCGTGGAGCCGATCTTGGCCCCTTCGACAGCGAAGCTGTCATCGTACTGGCGGTTCACATTGCGCGTGAGCACCAGGTTGTTTTCCAAGATCTCCAGGGCCTTCCTGGTGATCATGTCAATGGTCAGAATACTATTGGCCACGGTGAATTCCTTTCAAGTCTTAGCGGGATGCCTGCGCTTGCATCCTACGCATCTGCCGGGCGCGTTCAGCTTCAATCCACTCCGACGTGCTCATGCTCTTGATGGAGCGCGGGTCAGTCGTGTCGTAAGACGGGTTGTTGCTGCTTCGGGCTGTGACAGGTGTGATCGGTGCTGGCGCTGACGTAGTTCGTTTGACGGGCGGATTGTCGGTCAGTCTGCCTTCAATCTTCCCAATTTCTTTTGCCTGCAAGAACGGCGACAAGCGCGAGATACGGTCCGCTTCTTTGGGGTTGGCTCCGAGGTAGTAGGCTACATCAGGGCCAACATCAGAAGCGCGGATCGTTTCAGCCATCACGTCAGTGATTCGGACGCTCGGGTTGTAGGCGACTTGTTCAAAGTCGTCGTACTTGTTCCGAGCCTCTTCTTCCCTGTCGTGGTAGGCGTCAGCAATCGCTGCCTGTGCCTTCTGCTGCTCTCGCAAGGCAATCAGTTCTTCGGCCTTCTTTACGGCCAGCGCCTCCGCGTATGCTTCCGGAGACTCAAACTGATCAACTGGCGGAACATCTTTCGGCGCAGACTGCCGGGTTTGCATTTCTGCCGACCTGGCCGCTTGCTCTCGTTCCCACTGTCGACGCGCTTTCTTAAAACGCTTGTCCACCACCTCGTCAAGTTCTGCCTGAGTAAACAATCGTTCCGCAGGTTTTTCCTCAACGGGCTGTTGTTCAGCGTTTGCCGGCGTATGAAGCTCTGGTTCCGGGGTGGCCGTCACCTCGGGCGCTTGCACGGAGTCAACTTCCGCTAAGGTATCTGTGGTCATAAGTACTCGTTAGAGTGCCCGGTGCGCTGCGCCGGTACAGTTGGTAAAACTATAGCACTTCTGCGGGCCAAGTAACACTCCACGGAAACCCGGCCTGTGCAGTGATGTCTCGCAGTGCTTGACGGTACGCCGCCCATGCGGCTTTGTCCACCGGGGCGTCGGCTACTTGCGTCCAGTCGGTGTCCTTGAGTTTCTGGTTGCGGGTTTCACGCACAGACTTGGCCTGCTCGGCGTCTTTCTGAGCCTTGTACGCCGCTTCTTGCTCGGCAGCGGTGGCATCTTCGGTGTTTGTGAAAACAGGGCCAAGGATGTGCTTGGTGTACCACTTGCCGTCGATCTGCTCAACACCAGAAGGCATAGAGAACTGATAGACCGTACCGCCTGATGCCTGCGGGCCTTCAAACACCGGGTCAGCGCCCAGCGCCTCCAGCACCTCGTCCGTGGTGCGGTCCCATGACGGGCCACCGTTGTCCTGCTGGTAAGCGCGGAACTCGCCCTCCAGCATCACTGCGCCTGTGGCGCGAAGTCTGATTTGCATGATGGTTTCCTCAGGCTATTGCCAAGAATATGAACGTCCCGCCGTTGGCGTTGATCGCTGCTGGTGCTGTGCTGCTGATCTCAAACCCGGAACTGAACGTGTCAATGTAGTCTGTGCCGGTGACTTCCGCCGCACTGCTGTTCAGCAAAAGGTAGGGGTCGTTACCCGCCACGATGCCGCGTGCGCTGTCCCAGACGTACCAGTCGCCCGTGGAGTCCGTGCGTTTGATCATGACAAACCGGCTACCTCCAGTGAATCCGCAGTTGACTTGCAGCGTGGTGCCCGTGCCGGTGTAGCTGCCGACCTTGCTGACGCCTGCTACGGTGGCGAAGAGGTAGGAGATGCAATTACCAAAACTAGAAAAATTGACATTGCCGCTACTCAAATACAAAGTTGCCGCTGTTGGGGCCTGAGTAAACAATCCTCCTAACGAAACTGCGCCGTTAGTAAAATATATTTCTTGTGTTGTTGCTCCAAGCGCTGAGTGCCAGATGTACCATTGCGATGTTGCCCCTCGTGACTTAAAAATAGTCATTTCGGGAGTTACAGCCAAATTGTGTGATAGCGCCCTTCCGTTCACTGAGTCCGCCGTATAGCACACCACATCAAAGAAGCCGGGGGCGCGGCGGAAGAACCAGTTTACATACGTGTATGTGTTGAAATTTCCATCGTCGTTCCCCCACGAAACACCATCTTGCCCAAGCGCAGTGACCATTTGCGCATTGGTCGCTTCCGCATTTGTGCTGTTTGTAACTGCGTATTTTGTCGCGCCTCTAAGCCTATCAGTCCAAAGATTATCAGTTCCTGCGGTGTTCCGGCCTTTATTTGCAACCAAGTCTGGGGGAAATCCTACCCCAGTAATATTTACGGCTGCTCCAGTCCCGGTGCGAGTAAGTGCGTTATACACACTCGTCCCCGTCGTCGGAGTCCGCATCGGGCCACGGCGGATGGCGATGTAGATGAATTGTGAATTTGTTTGCGCGGCCCCAGATATAGAAAAACCAGTTGCCGATGGAATTGGACTTGTTCCCCCGGCACTACTTTCAGCATCACTTAAGTCTGGTCGCAATGCCTGTGCCGAGGTAGTGGTAACTGGCATCCCTCGCATAACATCCGATAGCTCCCAACTTCTAGCACCATCGGCTCTTTTTGTTAATACCCACTGCGGCTCATACCCCAACGTCACGGTCGCATTACCAGAGCCATCAGTCGTAAACGACCCACACGAAATCACATTGCCCGTGCCAGACGCGCCGAAGCCGCCTGCATCGTGGGCGAAGAGGTAGGCGACGTAGGTTGCGCCTGAGGCGTTGACCGTGGTGTCAGTACCGAGGCTGAATTCAGTGCTGGTGGGCGTTGTGCTGTTCCAGCGCGTGGTGCCCGTAGCCTTTGCCGCCGTGCTGTTCAGCACCATGTATTCGGTGTTGGCGTTGCTGCGGTGATACACCTGCCAGTCAGCACTAGTGTCTGTGCGCTTGACAATGATGCACCCTGGCACAGATCCAAGGTTGTGGGCAACGGTGCGGTTTGCGCTTGTCCCCGTATACGTCACCACATCAAAGAACTTGGGTTGCTTGCGGAAAGTCCATGAGGCGTAGTCGTACGGGTTGGTTCCTGTACCATTCAAATTCGGATCGCTAGTATTTATTGAAAACCCTGTTGAACTAAAAGGAATCAATCCTGCAAAGGCTGTATTTTGGGCGCTTGTAGTATTTGAGGCTAAACTGTTTCCCGCAGTTCTTGCGCTATCAAACAACCAGTGGTTGCGAGTGTTGCCAAAGTCTTGGGTATTTCTGTTTTTAATCCAAACCAACCCACCCTTACCCGACAGATCAATCCCGTTGGTGATGGTTTGCGTAGAGCCGTTGCCGGTGTAGAGGTACGTCGAGAAAACGTCCTCGATGTAGTTGGCTGCAGCAACAGCAGATGTAAGCCCAAACCCTTGGGCAGAAGCAGCGCCTTTGGTTTCAAGCAACGGCATTATGCAAACCTCGTCTGCGATGCAAACACGGTAAACGCAGCACTGCCGGTCTTCACGATGGTGTAGACGTAGGCGTCGATGCTGGAGGCATTACCTGCCGCCCATGCTGTGCCGCCTTGGTACTTGGGTGTTACCGAAGACCCATCCACTTGCACCACGTTGTTGTAGTACGCCGTAGCGCCCTGCGTCACGAGGAACGCCACCGTCACGCTCTGCCCCGTGCTCATCGCCGTGTTCAGGCTGGTGCCGCTTGATGCGCGGAAGTTCACCGTCCAGTTGGCTGAAGCGTTCGTGGTGTAGTACAGCACCGACTGCGTGGTGATGTCGTAGTTGATCGTGCCTGTGGCCGCTGTGGCGCTGATGGTGGCGACTTCGGCTGCGTCGTTGAGCACCACCGCCAGTTTGGCCGACGTGCCGCTGAATGTCTGCGTGCCGGTCCAAGTGTTGTCCGCGCTCAAGGAAACGCCTGACGCTGGCGCAGTGGACTGCCAAATCGTTCCGTTGCTGGTCAGCACGTTGCCGTTTGCGCCTGGCGCCACCACTTGGAACGCCGAGGTGCCGTTGCCGAGCAGGACGTTGTTGGCCGTGAACGTAGCGGCCCCGGTGCCGCCGTTGCCAACAGGCAGCGTGCCCGTGACGTTGGAAGTCAGATTGGCAAACTGAGTTGAGGTAGTGCCCGTCCCACCATTGGCAATTGCCAGCGTGCCGGCCACGGTCACCGCGCCGGTGGTGGCCGTGCTAGGAGTCAGCCCTGTGCTGCCGAAGCTGACGGATGAGACTGCGCCGGCCCAGACACTGGACACCGCGGCGTTCTTGGTGGCGCCGCCCTGCACCACAGGCACTAACTCTGTGCCCGTGAGCGGGAGAGTTGATGCTGGAAGATCCGCAATCTTGACGCCGGCCATATAACACCTCAGGCACTGAGTGCCGCAACCTTGTCTTGGAACGCCTTCACCCGAGCATTCAGCGCCGCCCGGTCTGCATCAAGGGCTTGCAGTTTGCTCGCGTATTCGGCCTGCAGCGCGGCCGCCGCAGCCTCGCGGCTGGCGACTTGCTGCTCACGGGTCGTCAGATCCGCAGTCTTGGCTACGGTCTCAGCAGCAAACGCTTTTCGATCTGCAACCAACTCCGTTTCGAGAACGTACAACTCGGCCTTCTTGGCGGCGTTGGTGTCAGCAACCTTCTGCGCGTCGGCCACGATGGTCGCCGCTTCAGTTGTTGCCGCCTCCAACACCTTGGCCGCTTTCTCGCGGTCCTTGTTGGCCTTCTCCACCGCGCTCAACGCACCTTGGCGTTTGGCCAACTCGTCGCGGGCGTTCACCATGTTGGCCAGATCAGTAGGGAACTGCTTGGCAATGTAGTCAAGAAATTTGGCCGGATCAATAACCCCGCCGTCGCCGTAAGTGACCATGACTGCTCCTTCAGGCGTAGTAAGAGATGTTCAGCTTGGCGCTGGCCGACTGCTCAATGAACTTGATCTTGGTGAGATCGCCGTCGTATTGCAGCGTCACGCCCGCAGCCAACGGCATCCCGACTGACGCGGTGGGGTTGACGTCATCGTCGCGCCAGCGCACGGCCTGAGTCTCAGACACGATGATGGCAATGCTTGGCCGGCAGGACAGACCGTTCAAGTCCACTGACGGCACAGTCAGGCCAGTGGCCGAAGACAGCGAGGTGATCTGCTGATACCCCAACCGAGTGGTGATTGCTTTGAGGTTGATAGCCATTCAAAATCTCCCGCGCTCGGTGAAAGAACGCAATTTTACATAGGGTTGAGAAGAAGAGAACGGGGGCGTGGGCCCGCCCTCCACCGGAGGGAAGAAATACCCCGAGAAGAACGCTGCAGCGAAGTACGTCTTAGGAAACATCGTAGGTCACGCCTGTTCGGTTGCCGTTGGCGTCTACTGTGGCCGTGATCCGTACTGTAGTGCCATTCACGCTCTTGATCAAAATCGGCCCGCCAGGCGAGCCTGCCAGTTCGCCCGCGGCAGAGGCAGAAATCAGCTTCAGCAAGTCGCTGGCAGTGTACGTCCCGTCGATCACTTCCGTCCACGGGTTGGCCGCGCTGCCGGCGTCGTTGAGCTTCTCGCCCATCGTGCCTGCGACGTTGTACGCGCTGGCTAAAGCGCTCCAGACCGCTGCGGACAGCGACTGCGGACTGAGTTCGGTGAAGGGCGTGATGTCGCCCGACAGGTTGCCCGTGGCGCGGATGTTGGCGCTGTTTGAGAACTGGACCAGCGCAGCGCCCACGGCATCGACGATGGCCCCCAGCGTGGCGTTGTTAACCGTGAACGTGATATCTGCGTTGCCGGATGCTGACAGGGCACCTGCCAGATCCCCCGCAAGATTGAACGTGATGGACGTCGAACCTGACGCCGAGACGATGAGCTGTCCATCGGCCGGGTTGACAGTGATCGTGACCGTCGAGTCACCGCTAATGTTGCGCCCTGCCGCAAGGTTGAGCGAACCAGGCGTGACCGTCACCACCAGATTGGTGAACGACGACATCGCCCCCGGCTTGTACGGCAGCACCCACGAAGATGGCGCGAGGTGCCCGGAGGGGATGCCTGCCAGCTTGGACGGGATGCCCTGGCCCACGGACTGGTTCATCCGGTCGCCACGCCCCCACATGCTGCGGAACGTCCCAGGCGAGCCGCCAATCTGGCGCAACGGAAGCTGCGCCAGGAGCGTGGTGTTTGTCTTGAGAGCCATGAGCCCGATCAGCCCCAGCCGACCTCGACCGCGCCGTAGAAGTTGGTGGACGCCGCCGCAGCCGCGCCCGCGAAGTAGAGCCACGTGAGACAGGCACCGTCCATGACGCGGGGTAGGCTCGGCAGTTGGTTGAGCAGATCCCGCTCGGCAGCGACGGACACGGTGGTCAGCGGCAGCGTCAGCAGCGGGCGGGCAAGGCACAGCGCCCCGGTGCCGGTGTTGGCAGCAGAGAACGTGACCGTCGCCACGGTGGACACGCCCGTGTCGCCCGATGCCAGGGGCAGGAATGGGCCGTAGTTGTTGGCCGCCGTGCCGCTGTGACTGATGTGCCCCACGATGCCGGAAGCCGTCATGGCGACCGTCACCGGCAGGCTGCGGCCCGAGGTGGGCACTGTGTTGCTGTAGCTCAGCGCGATGTTCTGCGCCGTGGCGCCCGCTGCAGCGGTTTGCACCCAGAACAACCTGCACCCGGCCCCGTTGGTGTAGCGCAGGCTGGGCGTGCCCGTAAGGGTTTGCGCCACCGCGCTGTTGTTCGTGATACCGGGCCAGTAGCCCTGCAAGTCCACCAGCATCAACTGCGCCGGAACGCCTGTCGCCACAGAAGTGAGCGCCGAGACGTTCAGAACGTGCTTGGTGTCTGGACTGACATTCCCGCCGTGCGGCAGGCCGAAAATCTGCGTGCCGTTGCCGGTGGTTTCGTCGCAAGTGCGCCAAGCCAGCGCAGTGCCAGCCCAGGCGTTGGCGACAGGCGTTCCGGCCAAACCGCTGAAGTCATACCACCGGCCTGCGGTGTAAGTAGTGCCGCCCGTGATCTTGTTCCAGTCGGCGCGGTTGAACTTGCCGCTTGTGATCTCGTTGACGAGATCGTCCATTGAACTGAATGGCATGGTGATTCCTTACGGTGTCCAGATGAATTGCGCCTGCCCCACCATCGGCAACAAGGCGCTTGTCTGGGTGGATATGTTGTAGATGTAGTTGAGAAACGCGCCGTCGTAGAT